TTACCCACGTTTTCTGTGCGCCCCTAGTCATAGCGCATCTACCAGTAGTACCTTTTCAGCCTGATCCAAGGAGCACCAACCTTGATATTGTCTGTCAGGAAACAGGAGGAACTGCTGACCGCTACTCAGGGAGGGAGATGAGGCATTTTTAAGTCAGCGTCCCTATATTATAGGAAATGGGGGCAAAAACGGCGGAAGTAAGCCATTTCTGAATAATCATTCCTTATGAGAAAAGTTAGTCCCCCCTTATAGGGAAATCCTTGCGACCTTTATAGACGAATCTTCCGTCCTTATGAGGGTAGCTCTGGGAGTGCTTGGTGACGGCACGTTCAGCTCACAGGAGGGGTAAGGGTGCAGGTTCAGGAGAAAGGCCCTTCACCAGGCTCTCCCTGAATAATGCGACCTAGTGAATAAAACGTCCTTATGGAGAGGGTTGACAGTGATATGCGTTCTGTGCCTATAATGCGTTATGACTGATTATGGACAACCAAGGGTAGGCATACCTTTGGGGGGCGTTGCCGAACACTCCTCCAACCGGGGGGTAAGGCACGGGCGCACGGGTAGCGCCGGGGCTTCGGTCTCACCACCCTTCGCAGGGTGGGCGTCTGGTAGGGGGGCCGACACAAACCTTACGGTTGCTGTCTCCCCTTGCGGGTAGGAATCCCGCCGCCCCTGTCCTCCAAGTGCTTGAGGCTGTCAAACATTTTGGGAAACTCAAAGACATCAAGGTTTATAGAAAATGAATTCTCTAAGTCTATTCTCAGGTGCAGGAGGCGGCCTCTTAGCCGAAAAGTATATACTTAACTGGAGGTCTATAGGGTATGTCGAAAACAACGTCTACTGTCAAAAAGTCCTCGCGCAAAGGATCGAAGAAGGCTTCCTTGAGCTCGCCCCCTTATGGGGAGACATTGATGAGTTCATTGAGTCCGGTGCGGTTGACCAATACAAAGGGCTTACGGATGTGGTTACAGGTGGTTTCCCTTGCCAACCGTTTTCCGTGGCAGGAAGAAGAAAAGGAAAGGACGACTCCAGAAACTGTTGGCCTCAAACAATCGAAGTTATTCGCAGAGTTAGGCCCAGATGGTTTTTCGGAGAGAACGTCCCAGGACTCCTTAATTCTGGGTACTTCCCAGAAATACTCGGGTCGTTGGCCGAAGCAGGGTATGATGCAAAATGGACTGTGCTCGGAGCTGACCATTGCGGCGCCCCCCACAAACGTCGCCGACTCTGGATCTTGGCCTACCCCAACACAGGACATGGCAGCAGAGCGCAAAAAGAAGTACGCCCAAGGCGGAACGCCCCTGACGATGGCAGTTCGGATGTGGCCGACTCCGACAGCGAACGAGGACGCGGCGGGAACATCGGAAGGAAAGATGCAGAAAATGTTGGGAAACCACCCAGACGTCCGGAACACGGGTGCTGGGACGTTGAACCCGACATGGGTCGAGTGGCTCATGGGGTGGCCTCTCGAGTGGACCGACTTAAAGCCATTGGAAACGGACAAGTTCCACTTGTGGCTGCAACAGCATGGAAATTACTAAGTGGACAAGAACTGGAAACGACTTGGGGAATGTGAGGAGAAGGTGAAGTATCTCATTGAGACAATCATTCCCCTCTTGAAAAAAAGGAACGATCATTTACAGCACACAGAGGCGTTGTTGGTTAGTCTTGAGGCTCTATACCAAAAGAAGTTACGCGATGGATAAGAACTGGAAAGCATTTGAGAGACGGGTTGCGCTACGCACTGGGGGTGAATGGCCGTACCGTACCGATTTATCCAGTGCAAGGTCAAAGGCTGTGTTCGCTTACATGACGCTTACTACCCTATGTGCAGCAAGCACAGGCAACCAAAAAGTGAGGATTTATCAACACCAAAATGGGCAAAGAAAAAAGATGGTACTAGTAATGGAGAACCGTCCCCCTAGTAATGGAGAGGATGGGGGATATATATGATAAATAGTTTCAACCATTTCCTACAATAGGGAGCATATTATGGCAAAGAAGACGCCGTTTGATTTAGATGGAGATAGAACGAAGAAGACCCCTGCACAGAAGGCTAAAGACTTGAAACGTGTGATCGAGGCTGAGAAGGCTTGCTGTGTAATTGTCACTGAGTTCTCTCAAGCCATGTGGGACTACGAGTGGGCTGTTGAGCATATTGGGGTGGGCACATACCGCAAGCTGATGGACGCTGCTAGCCTACTGCACTGTGCTGAAACCCATGTGAAGGAAGACTATGTTTGTAACGATTTCAGTAAGTTATCTAAAGAGGAGCGCGATAACACTACCTATATTAGTTACTATGAGTAGTGGATGTCCGAACCTTTAAGTACCTTACTTGGTAAGCTCAAGCGCCTTAAGTATGAGGTTCGCGCAAAGCGACGTGCTCAAGGCGCTGTGCCTATTGATACGATATTGAATCGTATGCTCGACCATATTGAAGCTATTAAGGCTATAAATATAGGGCCTAGTTTGCCCGAGAGGGATATCGCTCTGCATAAAGCGTGGAATTTATATGTAGATGCCCAGGAGTACGTTGGCCCTGTGATTCCAACATACAATCCTGATCGCGAAGTTCCCTTGGAAGAGTATACCGTGGAAATAGAATCGGCTAATGCGAGATCAGGCGGTTTAGGATATGCTTCTGTGAGATGGGGATTGATGGGTATTCACAAGGGAAATTCTAAATCATGGATTTATCATTACTGGAAACCTCTGTGGCTAAGAAAAAAATACGCCTCTTGGGGAATAAAGGGACAAGTTTAATGGAAACTATTACACCAGAAATATTAGCACCATATTTACGAATTGAAGCTGATCGCTCTATTAAATCGGCTGACGAATTTACGCAAGAAGTTTTAGATCATTATATTCTTGGGGATGAAGTATTTGGAGTAAGGATGCCTTGGGGTGTACTGGATGAGAAGTTCAGATTGCGTAACGGAGAATGTACTATCTTAGCCGGAATTAACTCCTCCGGAAAGAGTCTATTATCGGGTCAGATTTTACTGAACGCTATGGAGCAGGGAGAGAAGTGCCTGTCTGTGTCGCTCGAAATGAGTCCACGCAGTCAGCTAATACGCATGTCCAGACAAGCCAATCTGTCTGTAAAACCAACTGTGGAATTCATGTTGGAGTTCGCAAAATGGAGCCAGGACAAACTTTATTTCTTTGATAAGCGCGGTTCTGTGGATTTGAATACACTCATGGCGGTCATCCGATATTCCTTGGATCATTATGGAACTCGTTTTATTCTCGTGGATAGCCTGATGACCATAGCAGGGGTTGCTAGTGATGACTACAACGCTCAAAAGCAGGTAGCAGCAGCAATTGCTGAAACTGCTCGTGATCTTGAATGTCATATCCTTCTCGTAGCTCATGCTAGAAAGTCGATATCCATTAAAGACAGGATAGATCGCTTTTCTATAAGAGGCGCAGGGGAACTAGCAGATATTGTGGACAATGTTCTGTTATTGCAGCGTTATTACTCAGATAGTCCGGATGATGCGGACGCTTGCTTAGATGTATCGAAGGCAAGGCATTGGGACATGGCAGAATGCTCGATTGATTTGTTTCTTGATCCCCCCAGCCTCCTGCTTTATACTCCCACCTCTCCACCTAGAGAAACGGAAATGAAGAATGGACAAAGCCTGGAAAGCATTTGAACGCAGAGTAGCGCAGAAGACAGGGGGAGAACGTATCCCTGTGTCCGACAGACGTACCCCACTGGACGTTGCTCATCCTATTTTAGGTATCGAGTGCAAGTACAGGAACAAGATTTCTAAATTCCTCAAAGACGCTATGTGGCAAGCTGTGTCTGGATCAGGGGAAGACAAGGTTCCTGTGGTGGTGCTTGGGGAAAAGCATGGTAGGGAGATGTTGGCCCTTATCAGGCTCGATGACCTGTTAGACCTTGTTGGGGAAGCAGTTGCTAAAGAAGATTACCCACTGTGGGAAGGAACCGACTAATGAACTTATACCAAGATTACATTGCCGTGTCCCGCTATGCGAGATATCTCCCAGAAGAGAAACGTAGAGAGATTTGGCCTGAGACTGTAGATCGTTATATCAAATTCTTCTCAGAGCTTACAAATCAAAACCTGGAGTTTCTGAGAGAGTCAATACAAGATAGGTCTGTGCTCCCCTCGATGAGAGCACTGATGACGAGTGGCCCTGCGTTAGCCAGGGATCACTGCGCTGCTTATAATTGCGCTTACACCGCTATAGACCACCCCCGTGTGTTTGATGAGGCCCTGTACATTATGCTCTGTGGAACGGGGCTGGGATTCTCTGTGGAGAGGCAGCATATAGGCAAGCTGCCAGAGGTGGCAGAAACATTCCACCCAACTGAAACGATCATCATAGTAGCAGACTCTAAATTGGGGTGGGCAAAGGCCCTGAGAGAGCTTGTGGGCATGCTTTACTCTGGCCTTGTGCCAAACATCGACGTTTCCAATGTGCGTCCAGCTGGCGCTCCATTAAAGACCTTCGGGGGAAGGGCCTCCGGACCAGAACCATTAGAACGCATGTTCAAGCATTTCATAAGAATCTTCAAGGGAGCAGCGGGTAGAAAGCTTAATTCCTTAGAAGCGCATGATCTTATATGCTATGAAGGGGAGGCTGTGCTTGTGGGGGGAGTTAGAAGAACAGCTTTAATCAGTTTGTCTAACCATTCGGACGAGAGGATGAGAAATGCGAAAAGCGGACAATGGTGGGTGGAAAATCCCCAAAGAGCACTTGCGAATAATTCAATCTGCTATACCGAAGAGCCAGAGGTGGGCGCTTTCATGCGTGAATGGTTGGCTATATATGAAAGTAGATCAGGAGAACGGGGTATCTTCAACCGTGAGGCATGTAGAGGTATGCTCCCCACAAGGAGAGAGGGGGATTACGATTTCGGCACTAATCCATGCAGCGAAATAGTCTTGAGGTCTGGACAATTTTGTAACCTTTCAGAAGTTGTAGCTAGACATGACGATACATTTAACACGCTGAAGAAAAAGATAGAGACAGCAGCTATTTTAGGAACACTACAATCGTGTTTAACTGACTTCCGATATCTTAGAAGCAATTGGAAGAAAAATTGCGAGGAAGAGAGGTTGCTTGGGGTAAGTATAACTGGCATATATGACTGCCCTTATTTGATGAGGTGTTCTCCATCTGAGCTCCAGTGGTTACGGGATTACGCTGTAGAAACTAATGATATATGGGCTTCGGAGCTTGGAATAAACCAGTCTACAGCCATCACATGTGTCAAACCCAGCGGTACGGTGAGCCAGCTTGCTTCCTGTAGTTCTGGTATACACCCCTCTTATAACCGCTATTTCATTCGTAGGGTGAG